GTTTGATAGCAAGATCTCTATAAACACAAATTCCACTTACTTGTCTACAATCATCAGTTCTTACAGCATGACCAGTAGTACAGTTGACCTTATATACGTTGACGTTATAATACCAGACATCTTTTTTAGGAGGTGTGAAGTCAAAATGACTAGGATGATATAAGACATCATGTTCACAGAAGTAAACTATCTCATTCTCGCTATGCTTTAATGCTTGTAATATCTGTTTAAACATAGTTAAATAACAACGATCTAACTTGACATGGATATTCTTACCAAAGTCCATAGGCTTGAGAGAAGCACTAGTGATAGGTAGTCCGACCTCTTTTAATTGCTTTTGTACCCTTTTAGCTATCTTTAATCTTAATTGATTGTCTGTGTAGTAGATAATACCTTTCCTACTATCTTTTGGTACTTCCCAATCAGGAACAGGAGCAAATTTCTTTAATATGTCTTTAAACTTGATCTTAGCACCAGTCCAACCATCTCTTTCAAATAACTTACGTGAATATTCTCTAGCTTTACCTACTTGTTTACCACTTTGAGGATAAGGGAAGCCAAAGTCTCCGCCTTGAGTCCTAAACATATGAGCATACCAAGTATTTCGATTGACTACTACTCTACCACCACTCATCCAAGTTTTCATAGCTACCTCTACACCTTGTTGCCCCCAGCTACCAAAGTTTTCTTCACATATATCTAATTCCCAATATTTCTTACGAGTAATCATAAAGAAAGAACCTTGTAGACTAAGAGACTCACATAAATTACCTTTTCCTTCCTCTCGTTTCTCAAATGCTTTCCAATATTGAAAGTGCATAGTTTTATCAAAACGATAGAAGTTACTTTGAGGGCTTTGTTTACCTATCCATTTCATATCTTTTTTAAACTCTTTGCTATCACATTTATCATTTTTAGTTTTACCTTGTTTGTCATTACAACAATGTTCAGGTGTTCTACCTTGATACCATCTATTACCACATTTCTTACATACCCAATCAAAGGCATGTAGATTACGCATAGTAGATACCATAGTTACATTATCTCCATCTGGTAGTTCCTCGTATGCTTCTAACATCTTTCTATCAAATCCTTTATCAAAAGAACAATGAGCATCAGTCTTAATAACATACTTTGCTGTACTTAAAGAAACACATCTGTTAGTTAAACATCTTTGTCCAACAGATTCTCCATAGTAAAGTATAGTTACTCTTGGATCAGCTTTAATTGGTGGTTTTGCCCATGCACCATCTAACCCTACTATAATTTCTGTATTTCCTTCTATATTTTCTAGTATATTTTCAACAGTTTTAGCCAAAAACATTTCATTGCGAGCTGGAATACATATTGATAGATCATATTCTGACATATTTTAGTTCTCCTTCTTTTCTTGCTTTTTCAGCATCTTTTATGTTTATATAGAAACCAAGATGTATTTGTTTTCCAAGCAATTGTATCCCCGCTTTCCATTTGTTTTTTTGTTTATTAAAAGTTACACCTTTTATTCCAGAAGTATTATGTTTGAAAATACCAGTATTGAATAAATTTTGACTATTAGTAATTGTTCTTAAATTAGATTCTCTATTATCTAACCCATTACGATTAATATGGTCTGTAAATAATCCTTTAGGAGTTTCATTTATTACTCTGTGCATATATAAACTCTTATCACCAGTTATTGTTCTCACAGCATAGTTATCTTTATGATATTTCCATCTCCATTGATTAAGATAATCGAACATATCACTATCAACCTTAGTACACTTACCTTTAGTTAGTTTTATTATTTTATAATTCATAAATTCTTTAGGAAACTTAAATCTTTAAAGTTACTAAGGACTGTTGTTTGAGGGCTAGTCTTAGTATAGTCATAACGATATTTAAATAATGGATAGATACTTTCAAAGTCACAAAACTTCTTATTCCTTTGAGTATCGTGAACTATTATATAGTTAGCATAATTAGCAACTTTCCTAATCGTGTCTATTCTACTTCTTGACGGTCTTTGATCTACTAGCACTACATCCCATTTTCTAAATATATTAATATCCCAGTCTTTCACCAAGCTAACAGAATGATAATCGTTCTGATATTGCTCGTTAAGATGAAAGAACTCTGGCTCATTATCATAAGATACCAATTCTCTCTTTTTATCAAAGCACATCCAATGCAATATAGGAGTACTATACAATCCCATTCCAACTTCTAAAACAGAACCATCAGTCTGGCTCATTACTTTTGTTAATACAGGTAAATGGCTACCCCATCTATAGTCGTAATCTATCAAAAGACCTCCTTTCGCAGTTTATCTGCATCTCCCCAATAAGGGAGTTCATTTAATATAGTTTGTGATGTCTTTGTATGCCTTCTAAGACCGTGAGTGGTCTTTAAACTGATGATAGGTGTTTTACTAGGAACTTCTAACCATCTGTGTCGTTTAAACATTTCTGGGGGATCTGGTAGCTTAGGATTTCCCCAATAATCTAATCCTTTTAAAATTTTGTCTATCTCTCGGATATAATGTAGTCGACCAGTAATTTGAGCAAATGGAGCTACATCTTTTTCAAAAAATCCCTTGTATTCTCCTTTACCCCATTCGTTTAATATATATAAAGGTCTGAACTTATAGCATTGGTTAATATCTTCTGGTTTAAAGTCAAAGTAATCAGGAGCATATAGACAATCAGCCTCACAAGAGATCACGTAATCAGTCTTAGCATTTTTACAAGCTATTTGAATCTGTCTGAATAGGTTATGGTTACAAGCCCCTTGATCTCCAATACAGAGGTTAGTTCCAAAGTCTATAGGTTTCTGAGATACAGAGACTATAGGAAGACCACCACTATTATCTAATATTCTTTGTCTAATCTTCTTTTCAAAGGCTTCATCCTCACAATTAGAGGTGTAATATATTATGGTTAGATTTTTTTGAGCCATATCCATAATCCATAATCTTTAACTGGCTCTGTTTTTAATATATCAAACCCTATCTCTTTGATTAGTTTGCCGATTGATTGTTCTGTGTATTCAACTCCACCCCACCATTTATTAACATCTACTTTATCAGTTCTTATTCTTACCTTAAAGATTCCATTGTGCATTAATACACGATAAACCTCTTTAAAATTCTTTTCTACCATATCTCTATTCTTCATATGTTGAAATACTAAGTAAGAGAAAACAATATCAATAGAACTATCTGGTAGAGGTAGTGTAGATCCATCAGTTTCTATTAGATCAATGTTTTTAATATTCTCTAATCTTTCAATACCTTGTTTAATCATTTCTCGAGATATATCAGTTCCAAAGACAGCTTTAAAATGATCTGCCATATATTCTGTTATTCTTCCAGTTCCACAACCTAAGTCAAGGATAGTGTTTCTATTCTCCAATAAGCTATCATCTAATATAAGTCTTTTAAAATCCTTATAACCACTTACTTCAAACTGTTCTTTAGTAATCTTTTTACCAAAGTCAGAGTTAATATAGTATTTAGAATTGATTTTAGCTAGTCCTTCCCAAAGTCTCTTATAGTTCATTACTTAATAAGGGTACTGAATTAATATAATCTTTTCTCATCTTAGCGTTTTGTCTTAATAGAAATTCAATCATGTTAGCATTAATAGCTGTATTGTTACGATAAAAGTAGGCTAGGTTGTTTAAATCTTTTGGTAAACACTTACCACTAAAACCTCTATTGTCTTTATAAACATAAGTAAAATGTCTACTCATACGTGGATCAGCTAAGAAACATTCTCTTAACTTATTATAGTCAACACCTATTTCTTCAGCTAAGGCATAGAACTCATTACAGAACATTACCTTAGTAGCAATAAATGAATTTTCCATTAGTTTACATAGTTCAGCAGTCTTAGCATCTACTTGATAGATTTTACTTTGGGCATTAGTTACTAAAGTCCATGCTTCAGCAAATATTCTAGTTATATTCTCACTACCACCAAGAATAATGAAAGTATTTTTACTTGGTTCCAGTAATGGATGACCTAGTGTTTCACCTACATATTCAGGACTCATACAAAATCTTACTCCATACTCATTTTCTAAATACTCTATTGTTCCTATTTCTATAGTTGATTTTATACAAAAATAATTAACAATATCTTTATACTTCTTTACCACAGATTTAACTATTGAGGTATCACATTGACCACTATCTAACATTGGTGTAGGAACTCCAACAAAAGCTAATTGATACTCTTTAAGAGCTTTGACTTTTTTACCTTGTATGTTTCTGAATATACCTTTCTCATCTACCCAATGGGCTTCAGTAAAGTATTTACCTATAAATTGCCCTACCCAGCCATATCCTATAATAAGAGTAGTAGGATGTTTGTTTAGGACATCAGAGTTTGATTCTGGTTTACCTAGTTGTTTCATTTTAGAAGCTCCTTATTTTCATAAATATTACCTATAACTTCCCATTTACAAGATGGTTGAAAATTAAAACCATTCAATTTATAACTAACCTTTAGTCTATATGTATGAGAATAAATATTATTTTCTTTGTCAAGTTCTAATATATCCCCTTCATATATTTCAACACCGTTAGAATCTTTGAGTCCTGTATATTGCATAAGTTCAACATCTGTTCCAACATTCATCCAATTAGCAGGAGAATCACCAGCACCAACTTGATGACCTTCTAAATCCATAGCAACATAATCACTACCATAATCCTCATCTTTTGGATAATGCATTTTCTTCTCTTTCTTATCCCAAACTCTAAACTTTATATCTCTCATTTTACCCTTTATAACCAATAACTATCCAATCTTCTCCAGCTATATCTCCATCATTAATACCCCATGTATAGTCTTGACCATCTTTATGAAGGGTTAGAATACTATCTTTTAGGTATCCATAGACACTCTCATCATTCCATTCTAATTTAGTAATCTTTTTGCCTTCAATAGTTTTATCTAAGGCTTCGCCAAAACACATTTTATTCTTTGCCATATTTTGAAGGTGAAATTATAACTTTAAACTTTCTTAATTGTTTTATGTATTCTCTAACAGCATATCTAATCTGTTCTGATACAGTAGTGTCGGGAGTTCTTTCAAGTTCTTTTAGATCGTTCTCTGATATATAGATGTTAATTCTTTTCATAGTCTCTATTATATATACAGACACTATACTTATGTCAAGTCTTTATTTATGCTCGTATGTTTCCCAGTCTTTTCTCCATAGGTCAAGCATTGAAGAAGCTCTGCCCCAGTATTGCAACTCAATTATTCGGAGGTCTCCGATTCTTTTACGTTTCCCGTGATTTAGATACCCATAGGCATCAGGGTGAGTCAATACTATACCAGGACAGGTCGTATAAAATTCCTCTGATGTACGAGGGGTAACACCAAGACGAGCTTCATATCGACCAGGATCACCAAATCTAGGGAGAATGAAATCATCCCCTTTTCCTTCGGCTTGTAATTCTTTAACACGTTCAAATCTTTCTTCCATAGCTTCAACTAACATATCTGTTCTAGCAATCAAATGATTGACTACTCTACGTTTATTCCTAAATGAATACATAGGGGGTTTAGTCCAAGTGAATAGAGATAGTTTACTCATATCAAAAGCAAATTTGTTATGAGGTGGGGCGTATGTATGAAAATGCTCGTATGAATAGAAGATATCATCTTCTGCTAACGCAACATGCTCTGTCTTAGCTTCTTTACAACCTATTAGTATTTGTTTGTATATATTTAAATGATGTCTACCTATATCTCCTATTACTATGTTTTTACTGTTAGGTCTATCCATTAGAACATCATCTTTCATATCTTTTTGAGACACGATTATAAGAGGATAGTCTCCAATAGCTTTAAGTAATTGTTTCTTAGTATTAGCAACAAAGTAAGGATTGTGTTCTTCTAAGTAATTAGACGTGTAATAGATTACAGTCATGTCAAAGTTTTGGTTACTCATAGTTCGCTTGATTTTATAACTCTAAATCCATAACATTCACCCATTTTAACTTTTTTACCTTGTTGAACTCTTTTTTTCATAGCTCTAAGAATTTCAATCGGTTTTTCTTTCTTTATTCCCATCCTGGTATTGGTTTAAACATATTAATCATTTCTTGAAAATCTATTGTTTGTTTATCCCAAGCCTTATTCTCTCGCCATTTACTTATGAAAGCTACAGCAAAATCTCTCTCTCCTGGTTTAAGTGAATAGCCTCGACCTTTACTCTTATGCCAATGAGAATAGTGTGTATTTTTGTTGACCATTACTTTACCACCACTTAACCAAGTCTTAAAGGATATCTCTTGAAATTCTAAGAAGAATGAGCCATAACTCTTTTCATCTAAGCCACCAAAGTTATCAAAGTGTTTCTTAGTGGTAAACCAACAACTACCTTGAGCTGTCATGGTTTCATCTATCATAATGTCTATTCGATCATCACGTCTTTGTCTCCATTCAACACCATGTAAGTCATTAGGATCAATGTATTCATAATCTATTGGGTATTTGTTATCAGTTCTTACTTCTTTATCCCATTTCTCTACATCTAAAGGATATCGTCTTGGAACTACAACCCAATTATCTTTACAATTCTTTTTAAGTTCTTCGTCATAACCCTTAGCAAATGAACAATGGGCATCAATTTTCATTATATACTTGCCACGAGCTAGAGCAACACCACTATTGATACCATTACGCATACCTTTTGATTCTAGGCGGTGTAAATAGCAGACTCTTGGATCTTGGGAGAGGTCGTCAGGAAAGTAACCATCTAATATAACAATGATTTCAATTTCTTGAGTAGCATTTTTTAGGAGATCATCAACTGTTTGCCTAAGGTAAGGCTCATTTCTACTAGGTATTATTACTGACAGTAAATCAGACATAACTTACTATAGCAGATGAAGTTATATACAGTCAATATACTTATTAGACGTCAGGGAAGCTAGGAGAAGCACTTGGTGAAGGACTATCAGAACTAGAAGGGCTTTCTGATGCACTTGTACTAGCAGTAGCACTAGGTGAAAGTGAAGGACTTAAGGAAGTAGAAGTACTAGGAGAGATACTAGGTGATATTGAAGGTGAAAGACTAGGACTAGTAGAACTAGAAGGACTTAAACTAGAAGAAGCACTTGGGCTTACGGAAGATGAAGGACTTACAGAAGCACTAGGACTTAGAGATTGTGAAACACTAGGTGAAGCACTAGAAGAAGGACTCAATGAAATTGAGGCACTTGGAGAAACAGAAGGTGAAGCAGAATCAGAAGCTGATGTACTAGCTGTAGCAGAAGGACTGAATGATATAGAAAGTGATTCACTTACTGAAGGACTTAGAGACTGTGAAACACTAGGACTCAATGATAGAGAAGCTGAAGGTGATAGACTTACTGAAGCACTAGGACTAGCTGAAGAACTTGGACTTGCAGAAATACTAACACTAGGACTCAATGAAATAGATGCACTTGGAGAAACAGAAGGTGAAGCACTAATAGAAGCACTTACAGAAACACTAGGAGACTTTGAAATAACATCACCATTTATTTGACTCCATACAGTTACAGTAGCAGATCCAGTATTTATATATTGAACCATACCAGTATCGTTAAGTTTATAGAATACAGCACCAATTTTAAAACTAGGGTAGCCAGTAGGTAAAGTACGACCTTCGGCTTCTAAAATAGTATCAGTTGAGCTTTTAGGGGAAGGAGTAAGAGAATCATTATATCTAAGTATTCTATTGTATCGGTAAGGAGTACGAGCAGATAAGTAAGCTACTTCTTGAGTAGTTCTATAAACCTCTGTAATAGCCTCTATACGATCTATTTCGACCTGTGTTAATTTTGGTAGATCTGATTTTAATTCAAACTTTGCCATATTTATATATTAGTTTTTAATTCTATTTATTGTCAAATAATAATTTTAATGTGGTTGGGGAGTCTCCTCTCCCAACCTATTGATATACTGAGTAATGTGGCTATATCAGACCTCAATTTTTACGCGAAAGTGAAGAAACCTTCAGTAGCGAAATGCCTTCGACTGTCAGTGATTTTTGCACCATATACAAATAAATCTTTGTATGCAGTACCGAAATCTCCATCAAGATCTTCTTGCATGTTAGCTTGTAAAAGTTTTTCAGCGAAAGTACACCAGTTTGGGTGTCCAGCTATCACTCTGAATCCATCAGTATTATCACCACTAAGTCGATTAGACTTATAGACTTTGAAGCCTTGTAGCATGGTAATGAAACCTTTTTTGACTAATTCTTGGTAAACTTCTGGAACGTGCAAAGCAACACCAGAGGCTTGAACTAAGATAGTCTCGAATTCAGGAGGTACGATTAAGAAACGTTCACTATCTGGTACTGAAGATTTACTAGATCTTTCAGCAATATCTAACTTCTCTTTAAGTGCGGACACTTGAGTGAGAAGGTTAGCAGTTGTGATTTCTAATGCAGAAACAGCTTCTATTTCTAGAGTTGCTCCAACAGTAATAGCTCCACCTGTGTAGGCAGAATCAACGTCGTCTTTGTCGTCTTCGATTACGATAGAAGTAGTACTAGCAAAGGATTTGATCCTATACCATGAACTATGACCTTCAGCTTTAAAACCACGACCAACCATTGCGGATGTGAAAGTAGTTCCATCTCCAGTTACAGCACCAGTAGTTACATCAACTGTAACTGTTCCTGTGTCATAATCTGTTCCAACTCTGTTACCAGCAGCGACATCTCCATAAAGACCTAACACGAATTCATCCATGTTTTTGCTTCTCTCATCAGCTTTTTGAGCTATGACAGTAGACTTAGGTTCTTTGATGTAAGAAAGCCACTTATCAATGGTATATTCTCTCCAGTAGAAAGATTTGTATTGATCGATAATTAATTGAGAATTGTTCTCAGTTAAATCTTCAACAACTAATCCACCTTTGGTATAAGTTTGTTCTGAAATCCTATCGAAATTTAAAATGTTTAGCTTAGAACCAACTGCGTTTATTTCACCTTGATAATCACGATTTACGATAGAATCAACAAGATTCTTGTCATAGACCTCTTTCATCAATTTTTGTGAGAAACCCTCAGCTAATTTTGTTCCGTATGCGGACATAATTTAACTCCTTTAGACTAATTATAACTTTGTAACCAGTCCTGTGAAGGGTTAGGATTTATACTCTATGATATGAAATGAGGCTATTTTAAGTCAAGACTAGAACTCTGATTCAATCTTTCCAGCTATTAATAGCTTCTTGAATTTGTTATAGTCAGTCTTTCTAAGCTCTCTAGCATCTTCTATACTTAGTTTATTAGATTTAGGTTTAGTAGGTTTACTATCACCTTGACCAGTTTCAAACATCTTACCTTTATGTTTAGGTCTAGCTGTTTCGTTTGCATATAAGAAAGCTGGGATTAAGTCTTCAAAGTCAACACCTCTACGACTTGGTTTACTAGCAAAGATCTTAAACTCATCAGTCCTACCATCTATCTTAGGAAACTTAGTTAAGTTCTTAGGATCTTGAATGAAAGTATCTATCTTACCTTGCCATACATCTACATCTTTAAAGTCTTTACGCATCTTATCAAGAGCAGCAAATTTCTTACCATAAACAATATCATTTCTAGCTTGTCTCTTTTCAAATTCAGTCATTATTTCAAAGTCAGGAAATTCTTTTGTAAGTTCTTCTTCTGTTGGTTCAGGAACTTCATCAATAGACTCTAAGGTCTCAAATAGTTTCTTATCTCTAGCATGTAATACTTGAGCTTCTTGAGTAGATTTCTTTTGTCTTTCTTTTAGTTCTTTCTCTCTCTGAGTTTCTTCTTCTTCAGATGGTTCGGGTTCTATTTCTTCTTCCTTTGGTGTTTCTTCGGGTTCTACTTCAGTTTCTACTTCGGGTTCTTCTTCCTCGACATCTTCAACTTCCTCAACTTCTTCTTCGGGAGTTTCAATCTCTTTAACTTTTTCTTTAACTTCTTCAGCCTTTTCTTTTTCTTTAGTTTCTTCGGCTAATTTAATCGCTTCAGCTTCTTGTAGTGCTTTTTCAGCACCTTGGTCTAATTCTTCTTGGGTTGGTTTGACGTGATCCATAATACAGTCCTTCTATGAGGGTTAGTAAATCAATAATAACCAATGATAAGCACTTTTTCTATCTTATGTCAATTTTCTTACCTAGACCAGAGAGGCTTCTTTCTATAGCTTGTTTAGCTTTTTCAGGGGAAGTCATAAAGTCTTCTAATAGCATGTAGTTACGAAGTCTTGCTTTAAGGAATATATCTTGTTTGTTGTTATGACCTACTTTACATAGTTCTTTCTCTACAGCCCCTTTCATAAAGGTTATATGAGTTCTTACTGTATCTAATGTTAGTTTATTTTGTTCAAGAGAAGTTAATTGAGTTTGAAGTGTATCTCTCTCATCATTAGTTAAGTCTTCGTATTTAAGTCCTGTTTTCTCTAATAGTCTATCTATTGTATTCATAGGGTATTATATCATTTTCTTAACAGGTTGAGGTTGAGGTTGAGGCTTAGGCTTAGGTGGAGCTATCTGAGCTTGAGGTTGTTGAGGGTTTAAAGCCTGTTGTTGATTCAATCCTTGTATATCATTAGCTAAAGCAGCTTGATCTAATTTCTTTTGTTCTTGTTCCATTACATTATTGATTTCATCAGGAGTAAGACCAGCAAACTCTAATGCTTTACGTTGATTGATTTCTCTTAGCTTTGTATTATCAGGCATAAGTTGTAGTGTTGCTGAAAGTTTAGTTAACATTTGAGTATCATTAGCTTCTTTCTCGTCTTGACTCCATACCTTAGTTTGATATCCAGCTTTAGACATCCAATCTCTAGGTTCTATGAACTTAGGAAAGTTATCATTAGTATTTTTACCTTTCTTATTTATCTCTACACCATCTAATTGATCTGCACCAGCTTCTATAAGTTTAAGGAATATCTCACCTCTACGCTTCCATGCTGGGGTATAGAATTTAGACATGCCTTTAACACGTTCTTTAGCTTCACCTAGAGCAAGTTCTACTTCTCCAAGGGTTACTTGTCTTTCAGTTTGAGTACCTTGTTGTGTAGCAGTTGCACCAGTAGCTTTCTCGATAATACCTACCATATATTGCATTTCATCAAGACTCTCTGAAAGATCAGGGATATCTACTTTTTGCATTACTTCAGAAGGTTTACCAGGGAGAGGATACCAACCCCAAGGAACTGGTTGGAATGTACTAGGATTAAAGTTAGGATCAGATGAGTCATAGTAGTTCATACCAAAGTTTCTCATTGTTCTATTCTCTACTAATTGAGACATCCAACTATTAAGAACTTTGTTAGGAGTACGGACTATATCAGCGACACTATCAGACCAGAAGTCTTGTCTTTCTAGGTCATCAGCCCATGAGTTATAAGGTAAATGTGTTTTCCAGTAGTCATCCTTAGTCTTACCAATTACTTCATCTAAAGGTTTGTTCAATATGATCTGTTGGTCATCAGCTTCAGTCTTTAGATATCGTTCTTCTTCTTCGCCTTCTTTATTATCATATACGAAGTGTTGTGTTAGTTCTACCCATGTTTCACCAAGTTCAGGACTATCTACATCTTGTAAGCCCATATCAGCCATTTTCTTATTCTTCTCTACAGCCATCTCATTGTTAGAAGCGACTTTAATTAGTCCTTCATCAGTAGCATAGAAAGCTCTAAGTTTTTTGATAGCCTCTTGGTCATAGACTTTACTCTTTTCTAATTCTTTTAGAGGTACATATATACCAGTTTGGATTAAGAAGCGTGTACTATTCAATTCAGTAGGATCACAGTATCGAGAGACTAGAATATCTTGTGGATCAATAATAGTCATTTTTATCATGCCATCTACTATCTGCCATTGATCGAAAGAACGACCAAACATAAAGACTTGTTTCTTATCTACAATGTCTTGGATCTCCATGTTGTTCATGTCAGCTGTCCACTTCCAGTATTCGTTTTGAAATGTTTGTTTTTCTTCGTTGTTATCTAGTTCCTCAAAGAATAGAACAGGCATATCATCAACGTCTTTCAATAAGGTTTTGATGGTCTGTTTCATTAAAGGCATATTGACTGATTGCCTTTGGGTAAGACGATTGATTGTTACTCTATCTCGGTATAATGTATAGTTTTCTTTCCAATCTTGTTGTCTTCTTTCCCTATAGTTATATCCGTCTTGTTTATTACCTAAGAGAACTTGTAACTCTGGGTCAATTACTGTTATTTCTGCCATATCTTAATTTAGTAGACAAAACTATCTTATCGCAAGTCTAAGCTGGGAGAGTATCGAAGTAAGGTTTAACACCGCCTGGATCTCTTGGAGTCCAGCCAACTTTATTAATATCATTAGCAATAGCATAACGAATAGCATCCATTGTATGATCATATAAACCATCAGGAACATCCATCATCTTACCTTCTTTATCAGTTTTCCACATATAGTTTCTGTACTCACGTATTACGTTTAAACTACGTTTAGTCATACTTATCCTTTGGTTTTGCACATATTGAATACCATGATTGACACTATCTTTACCTTTATTGCTTGGAACTATCATCATTCCATAACTCTTTATTTCATCAATACTCTTTGGCTCGGCACTATCAGCTATTATCAATGCTTTGTCTTGGTTAAGGAATATATCAGAGAGTTGTTTATTGCTTAGTCCTTTCTGGTAACAGATCTCATCAAGAATAAAACCTTCATTATATTTATAGACACCAATTATAGCGGCTGGATCATTAGAATAACCAAAGTCCATTCCATATCTTATTAGTCTAGCTTCATGTGGAACTTTATCAACTATTAACCAATCTTTATATATCTTACCTTCTACTTCTCCAAGTTGACCAAGACCATATACTAGCCACCAATTCCTATTACCCTTACGTTTCTCTATTGAATCAACTATACGACTATCAAGACCTTCATTGTCCTTATATGTCAATGTTAAAAAGTCTACATCATCACGTTTATCTTTTAGTTCTGTGTATGCCCAATATTCATTAGTTGGGTTACTATCTAATATAATTAATTCTTTTGTTCTTATCTCTAATTGAGTAAAGATTTCATATTGAATGTTATTAGCCTCATTCATAAATAATACATCTCTTCGAGGACCTCTAACTTTACCTGGTTGATCTGCACTAAAGAACTCTAACTTAGTAAGAGTTTCAAAAGTATATGTTGAATCTGTTTTGTTCCACCTAGCATCTTTAAAGTAATTTTGAGACCTCATTATGTTTATAAAGTCTCTCATTGCTCCTTTCCTTAAGTGAGGCATTGTTTCAGACACTACACTTGCAATCTTACCATCATGTGATTGACAATAATCTATCAAATACATTAATATAGATATTGTTTTAGAACTAGAAGTGCCACCATTTATAAATCTAATTCTCTTATCTAATGAACATATTTTAGTTAGAGCTGTTGTTTTTATGAAGTTTTCCATTTTTAAGATAATTTATAGCTTTGTTTAATAACTTGACATCATCTTTGAATAAACCTAATCCTCTATTACATTTACCACATAGTAGTCCTCTTACTACATTTGTTTTATGACAATGGTCTACGTGTAATGTTTTATATTCTTCACCACAAATAGCACACTTACCTTTTTGTTTCTTATAGAGTAAATCTCTTTCTTCTATAGTAATACCATATCTTTGTTTGAGTCTATAGTTTTCATATTTCAATCTAACTTCTGGCTTACTTCTATATTTCTTATTTGCTTTCTTTCCAGATTCAGTTTGTTTATATGCTTTTCTATAAGCCTTTCGTTTAGGTAATTGATTTCTGATTCTATCAGATTCCTTACTCATCTTCTTTGGTTATACCACCTAATATTGGAATTGGTTTACCATCAGTAGTAATATCTTTTCTATCAATTAATCTTCTCTTTAGTTTCAATGCAGTTTCTAAATATTTGTGTCTAGCTATAAAGTCAGGAACATCAATAAAGTCATCTGTCTGGGTATTAGCACCTTTGTCTTGGTTCTTAATGGTTATCCTAGCACTTACAGTTCTATTCGCATCTAATCCTTCCATTATTTTATTCTGTAAAAGTTTGTCAGTTATACCAGCTTCTTCTAAAAAATCCTCATAATCAAGTTTTCTCAAGTTTTCATAACCTATCTGTCCAGCACTATCTCTGTCTTGACAATCATATACTTGCATAGCAGATTCAGTTGCATTTCCATTCTCTAAATATAGTTTTAACCACTTTCTTTGCTTTAGTGTTAGATCATTACTTGTCATTCTTCTTTATTGGTTTCTTCTTTAACAACCTATTAACTATTAATGTAAATATCTTAGCTCTGAATAAAGAGAATTTGTTTACTCTAGTTCCCTTCTCTAAGCGAAGTATCTTTATTAATACTTTGGTTATCTTTAGGAATTTTTGTTTAGTGATCATATCTTATTGTCCTTAATTGAACATATTGTGTTTTGTTTGAAGATACACAGCTTCTTCTTATATATCCTTTTTTAATTAAAGCGTTAAGAGTATATATGGTTGTGAAGTCCTTAATCTTATTGTCTACCATTTTGTTAATTATGTAAGGTCGGGAGACGGGAGTCTTTTCTTCCCTTACCCATTTATCTACTATAATTAGCACTTGGCGTTGAATATTGCTAAGGTTATCTTCCACCCTCTGATTATAACACGTGTGTCTACTTCTCTTTTAATACCTCTATAGTAAACTTTAATATTTGACGAGCATCATCATAAACCTCTCCAGTCTCATCAACTCTAACTTCAAATTCAACAGAGACTCCCTCATCAAATTGACTAACAACTTCTTTAATATAATCTTTTAATGTCATTTTTTATCTCCTTCTGTTGAACTAATAACTCCTTTGAAGAACCCTGTTATCACTCTCTTATCGTTCTTGTTAGCAGAGTTGTAAGAGTTCTTTATTTCTTTTGATATAGATATTACTCTCTTACCATTAAAGTCTTTCTTATTAATAGCATTACGTTTCTTTAGATATCTTCTTAATAGTTTTTGTTTTTTACCACTCATTTTTTTAACATTTTTTTAATAAAACCAATACAGACTGCTCTATCTAATGGACTCATTCCACTAACATTAGCTGCTAAGTTAAAATCCTTAACCCAATTAGTATCTTTTGTTTTTAGTATTACATCATTAGTAGTGGAACCCTGTTCTTGTTTCATTTCAATTTTACCAACAGCACCACATTCAGGACATTTAATTGAAGGCATTTCAGTACTATCCATTGCTCCCATAGGACTTGGATTACCTATTCCCCATAAACCAAAACCAACACAAGTAGAACATTTTTTATCTTTTTTCATTCTTCTCCTCTAATACATTATCTAAATTATATCTAAAAGGGCTATCTTCTAATATTTCATCTACCTGTTCTCTTTTCTGCTCATCTTCTTTTACTTCTAAGTCTTGATGTAAGCTGAATAGTTTAGTGATATCTCTACTGTTTAGTTCTTTCATT